ATTTTATAATTATACAGAAGTAATTTAATTTATTTATTTATTACTCTGTTATATTTTATATTTGACGTTTTTGTTATATTTCTAGTGATATAAACACTTTAAAAATCACTTATGTTGAACATAGTTGTTCCTTAATTAAGAACATGATTACTACCCGATTTAATTATTAGGCTCTGTCATGCAATTAAGATTTGGAACTCGCTTTAGTTATTTTCTACAAATAACAGCAGTTGAAGATCTGCTTATCAAACTAACGAAGTTTATATGAGTTATGGCGCTTTTATAAGCTTATCTAGACGTATTTAAACGTCCCATATAGATGTTGTTTCATCATGAATATGGTTTTGTTTGCCAGACCCTGTGGTGACCAGTCTTCACCCAATTTAGTAAGCTATTGTTAATCGCTTATTAACCCTGATTGAGGGTTTGTACTCAATCTTACCAAGTCCGTAGGTACGTTTACGGACACCTGTGGTGACCAGTCTTCACCCAATTCTAATGTGCTATTGTAAAACGCCCATTAACCCTGATTGGAGGTTTGTTTTCAATCATACCATATCTGTGGGTAAGTTCACAGATGTAGTTGCAATCTACAAAATTCAAATAAGAAGGTTCCTGGACTGCGAACCCAGAGAATCTTATTTGAATCTTTGCATACTTTGTTGGCTAGTATAATCGCCAATTGTCTATGTGCAGACATTAAAGCAAGCTGACAGTCAGTACTGTTAGGACGACCTACCGTAAATGGTCAAGGGAGTCAGCTCTCCCATGAAAAACAGTTATTTGTTAGGATTGCTGTGTGTGTGAAATGACTCGCTCTTTCACATATGCAGTATGAACATTAAATAGCTGAATTAAAAGCTCTTCCTTGTAACATCCGGGTCTCGCCCCCGTGTTATGAGTATTCTTTATGGTAAGCTTAGTGTGAAGTAACCTGAGTTCTAAGTTAATGGCTAGTAAGAATTTTGCTCCGCTGTACGATCAAGAACTTAATCAACACACTCGAATTTCAGTATCATTTGGACCCCAATTTCTGTAAGTTGTTCAGGAATTAAAGCCCAAATTAACGCTGAAGCTAGATGCAAACGTTGCTTATTTTCTCGTATGGTTGTGTATATATTCGATGTTTTCACGACTAGTTGGCTTAGACATCAATGTGACAAATGGACAAGTGTAATCAATTAACAATAAATACAACTCTAAACCCCGCAAATGTTTCTGTTTCTGTTTCTGTTAAATCACAATGGTTTTTGGTTTTGGTACAAGGCAAAGGTTTATCTATTTCAGAAATTCCTTCTGCTGAGTATAAAAGAATTGAAAATTATCGTGTTTATGGTTATAAGGTTGTTTCATCTAGTATGAAACAAAATGTAATGTATCTCTTTCAACCACATTTCTCGCGCTCGCAAGTTAATCAATTTGTTCATCAAATTGAAAGACCCAAGAGTTTTGGATTAAATAAAAATGCATATAAGAAAAGTAAGAAGATAGACTTTGAATCTCAAGGTTTATTTGATTATGTATCAAGTATGTTCTCAACTGTCAAGAATCTCCCTACAACACTGAAGAAAGCTGAAGAAGTTGTCAATATTGTTCATGATGTTGCAAAACCCGTGAATGATAATGTAATACGACCAATGTTTTCTGCTACGAATCTCGCATCAACGTTTTTTACTAAGATTTATGATTTATGTAAATGGTTTTTAATGGATGTTATTTTAGGTGATGGTTTAAAAGCTATGGCCTGGAGAACTTTTATTTTTAAATTTGTTCCATATTTGTATAATTTTTTGAAGAATCCCAATGCTAATCCCGAACCCAAAACTAATTTTGAAGCTCAATCTTTGGACAGTTTAATAATGGCATCTCTTTTTTCAGGTGTGGTAGGTTCCCGCTTATTACATTTGTTTAAGAATATATCATTATTTACTCGTGTTAAAATTTTAGATGATTTGAGTTTTGTTCAAGACTGCATGGCTTATATATTAGAAGTTCCTTTTCTAATAGCTGTGTGGCTTAAACACAAAAACTCACCTGACTCTAAACTGTTTAACAATTGCCAATGGTTCTCTGAAATATATTCTAAGTATGTTTTGGAGAAAATCCCTTTTACTCGCATGAATCGTTTGGCTGGTAAATTTGAATCTCTTTTTGCTAAATATAATTTAAATAATTCAATTTTATCTAACACTGAATTTCAGGAAGAATGGGAAGGCTTTTTTGCCGACTATTCAACTTGGAAGGATGTATATTTAACCGTTTCTAAAACTTTGCCCGTAAAGTTGTTGCATACAAGTAAGAAAATATCTGATTTTAATATTAGATATTTAACTTATAAGAATGCGACAAGATCTGAACCCCTCTGCTTTTTGTTTTATGGCCCCCCTGGGTGTGGTAAATCTACTATGCTCGGAAGACTTGTTAAGGAAATTGGAATTCACAGGACTGTGTATACACATGCGTCATATCAGGATCGTGACTTTTACGACCACTACAATAACGAAGATGTTTTTGTGATGGATGACATCGGACAAAAAGGTGTTTATCAATGGTCTGACATCATTAATATGGTGTCTACTATACGATATCCCCTTAATTGCGCTGAAGCTCCGAAGAAAGGTACAAAACACTTTTCTTCTTCTTTCTTATTATTTACTTCTAATATCAATCCAGCTAATATTACATTAACTGCTGATTGCGGAATTACTGATAAGGAAGCGTTGTGTAGGCGCATTAAATTGTTCGATTTCACTCGGATTCAATTCATCGACGGAGAATGGACTGGTCATTGGTCTATTAAAACCCGAGATGTTGCAAGGAAAGAATGGGTAATACAGGAGGAGGGTGACGTGCTCTCTAATGATAGTTTTACCGAAAACATAATGCAAATTTTTAATCTATATTCACACAAACAACGTGTAACAAATTCATATACCCCTAATGGAAAAATAGGTAAGTTGTATATACCGAACAAGGAAAATGATCTCTTTCAATTAGATGAAAGAGGTTATTTGAATTGGGAGGCAAATATGCTTCAACAACCTAAAATAGGACTATTAGATGAAGATGGTGAAGAAATTATTTTTCGCACCTCTGATGATGGTTCTATTCCTAAGGGACTCCAACGAATGATTGAAGATGATCTACATGAAGCTATAAGTGATGAAGTCTTTAATGACAACATTACTATAGATGATATAGAAAGTTTTTGTTCACAAGTTGACGCCGAGGAAACTTGGCGTAGTGAGTTTGTACGCTTGTTAGCGAATATAGGAGAATTTATTTGTAAGTGTTTTACATTTGATTTTTGTAATTTTTCTGATTTTATGGCCCACCTTAAGGATTTGTTTTTAAGACCCGTAACTGCTGTTTTTTCTACTTTTATTATTTTTTCTACTTCTTTTATATATTTATGTTATTTTGTAATTGCTCGTTATTTTAAAAAGACAGAATCTTGGTATAGAGATGTTACTTATGTAAATAAACCTGTCAGTAAGGTCTCTAGATCACAATGGCTTCCAGATGGTTTCGCGACTGTCGAAGAAGCTGTAGCTACAAAAGTCTCAACTATGGAAAAAGTTGTTGACGTCAAAGGAGTTTACTTCTTTGATCTCTCCGGCGTGCACCGAGAGCTTTGTACTACACACACCATTACTGGTATAGGTTTCTGTACTGGTAAAGTTGTGTTAATTCCACATCATTACTATTGCCAATTTGATCCAACTAGGAAGCTTTTTATTTCTATAAAAAGTGGAGACGGATCTGTTTTGGTTGACAATGCATTGATAACGCAAGTTTTTAATGACCCTAGTAATGATGTTGTAGTTTTTAACATGCAGATAGCATATCAATTCCCTAAAATTCGTTTTGGGGCTCTAGATAGTGCTATGGTATTAGACGAAGTACTTCTTGGCACTCCTTATGGAGTAGTCAAAACTGGAGGATCTTTCGCGAACCTCGGGTACAAATCTGCATACTATGTTCAAAAACTACAATACCCTTTATATGCCGAGGATACAGTTTCTGATGTATCTTTAAAGGGCCTATGTGGAGCTATCTACTACTGCAAAGTAGATAATTGTATTGCTCCTATAGGAATGCACGTGGCTGGTAGCACTGACGGCAAAATGGGAATTTGTAAAAAGTTTTCCATAGGTCTTGTAAAGTTTCTTGAATCTCGACCTAATCATGCTACTGCCATCGTCGGGGGGGTTCCTGGCATGTCTCTTGCTAGGACCGACGTTAAATTGTTTCAGAATGTACCAGATAAGTCTACAATAGTTGACTCTTCTGTTTCTGGAATATTCCCCCGTGAGCGTATACCTGCAAATTTGAAAGTTCCTGTTAAGGAAATTTCTAAAAAGTCTCATACAATAACCAAGGTTGTTGACATTGAGGCTTTAGAATTTGCAGAAACTTTTGCTGAATCTTTAATACCTACTTTTTGCAAAAGTTCTGAGGAACAAGTAGTAAAGGGTATAACTATTAAGGGTCATAAAGTTGCTAATCCAATTAATAAGGATTCGTCTTGTGGATTTGGGTATGACTTGAAAAAGGAAGATTACCTGGATTATGAGCAAGGTTTATTTAAGCCTTACCTTAAAGAGAAGATTAGAGTATTACGCTCACAACTGGCACAAGGAAACGTCCAAGTTTCAGATGCAATACACGCTGAAATTTTAAAGGATGAATTGCGAAATAGAGAAAAAGTTGATAAGCCTAGGAGTTTTAAAATGGCTCCCTTACATGTTACTTGCCTCCAACGCGAGTATTTGTTAGATTTATTGGTTAAATTACATCAGAAGCGTGAAGCTAATGGTGTGAGAGTTTGTATCAATCCCTTTTCGGATGAGTGGCTTGAGCTTATGCGCAAGCACCAAGCATATGGTCATTCTTTCGATGGAGATTGGGGTAAATGGGATGGGGGAATGCTTCCTCAATTTCAATCTACACTCCGCAGCGTCTTAGTGAAAAAGTTTTGTGGTTCAGCATTAGATAAAGATATTTTAGACAATCTTCTATTAATAATTCAAAATTGTCCAACTATAACTTTAGATGATGTATACTACACTACACACAGTTTACCTTCGGGTATATCTCTGACTGCTGAGTACAACTCATTAATCAATAAAATGTTAACGGCTTACATATATTATGTTCTCTACAAGCAACAATTTGGATTCGCCCCAAAACTATCATTGTTCATGGCTGCAGTCAGGGATGATGTATATGGTGATGACAAACTTGTGTCGGTTAATGCTGAAACGGCAAAATGGTTTAATGGAAAAACATTTGAAGGAATTGCGAACGTTTTAGGACTGGATTTTACGCCAGCTTCTAAAGGTGAGTGGACTTACACTACTCAAAGCATTGAAAAATGCACGTTTCTTAAACGCGGTTTCGTTTATAATGATTTTCTACAAACTATTGTAGCCCCACTGGAAATGAAAACAATAACCTCAACTTTAAACTACGTTAAGGATGCAACTAGGCGTGATGAGTTGACGACCGTGAAACTCTTGAATTTTCAAAGAGAGTTGTTCTTGCATGGTTCTGAAACTTACTACACTTATATGCAGCTAGTTAATACTTTTTTAACTAGTATCAACTTTGAGATACAATTTCTTTCAGTTGATTCCTTGATTAAACTTTACAAACGAGGCGAATTGTTTGACGATCTAGTAATGGCTTAATGTTTTAGCATTTAGCTCCGAAAAGAGGATAAACTATTAGCTCTGTGATGAGGATAAACTAAAAGCTGAACCTACAGGATAACAAGGTAACCAGCTCCGTAATGAGGATAAACTAATAGCTGAATCTACAGGATAACAAGATAATCAGGTTAGCTTTGTATAAAGGATAAATATACCGTTAGTGGGACGTTACACACAAAAGCATGTATTCATGTCGTGTTAGGGCAACCGTTATTGTCCAGTTGAATATTGTAACAGAAGGTGTTCTTTGAACATGTTGAGCAAGTTGCTTGCAACCTCTACTTGGCATGGCTATCCCTTGCGGCTCTAGCTATAGTCTAACACACTAACCCTGTTTTTGCATTTAGGAGGATAAATGATACCATCTTTATAAGATGCTTGAGAAAGAAAATTTCTCAATACGTGTCGGAAGTAATCCTAATGTATGACAACAATTTTTGGCGACTTTGTGGGTAAGTCTAAACCCTCAAACCAAAGCTCTATCAGAGGATAAATGAAGTAAAGCATGGGTAATTAAAACGTATTCACTGACCATGAATACACCTTATTTTACGAAGAACTCAGTCCAAAGTACTGAAGAAGCAGCCCTTCTAAAACTGGTCAAAACCCTACATGAAGTGTGAACAGCTTCTCTAGGTTTCGAATATGTTCAACAATCACGAATTAAACTTAATCTTAACCCGTTTTATTGTACGTACGGTCCAAATGTACATTGCTGTCGGTGCAGTCCGATATTTATTAGATCATATCAAGAACTTGGTAACGAGTGGATCTAATATCTTAACTGGAACCCAGGTTTCAAACAGAAGATTTGAAGCTCAGGGTTTGGAAGACGTGTCTCTTGATTCACGTCTGGGTATGGTAGTAGCGAACAGAGAGGACCAATCCTCATCGCAACGGTCATCATCTTCTTTAATAGACACTCAGTCTATCGATGAACGCGGCTGGTTATTGGCAGAGACTGTTTTACGACCTTCTCTTGTCGATACTATAACTTGGACAACTTCGGATGTTCCAGGGTCTGTTTTAGCTACTTATGAGTTACCTAGGGATTTAATTGTGAACCAATTAAATGATGCACCGTTTAGTACTTTTAAGTACTGGCGTGGGGACATTTCCTTGTCTTTTCAAGTAAATGCGTCTCCTATGCATCAAGGCATTATTAAGGCTGTATTTATACCGCTCACTTTTGCTGGAAGTGCATTACAACGTCTTAACCCTTTGGATATCTCAATAAATGAACATGTGAGTTTGTATGCAAATACTAGCTCGCCTGCGACTTTAACCATACCATACTTAAGTCCTCTTAATTATCTGGATGTGCGTATTCCTGGTGATGAATTGGCATCATCAGTGGGTACCCTGTATCTTGTTGTTTGGAATCAATTGGAAGCAGCAACTAATTCTTCATTAATTGCTACCATAAGCGTAATGGCTTCACTTCCTAATTCTGAATTCAAGGTTCCACGACTCAGACCTTACACGCCCTTGTCAAAACAAGTTCCACGTGTTCGATTTGAGCCCCAGTTTTTCGGTGGACTAAAATCCCTAATAAATCCATTAACTGATATAGCTGCTTCAGGTATATCTAGTGTTACTGGAGGTTTAATACCTAAGAAATTTATTTCTGATGGTATTGACATCGTAAGAGGCTTGACAGGTTTAGATAAACCTTCTAACTATATGGTTAGTGCTCCCACTAGTCATTTGTCAGTTGGTCGTCTGAACAACGCTGTTGGAGAAGTATATTTGGATAAACTTACGCCATTTCCGGCTGAAGTTGCAACTTTAAATTCATCCGATATTTCATCTCGTGCGGATGAAATGAGTTTTGCTTATCTCTTGTCTAAGTCTAGTTACCTTGGATCTTTTGATGTTTCTACTTCTCAAGTTCCTGGTGATGTTCTTGCTTATTTTCCTGTTAATCCACTCTGTACTGATATTGGTAAGCTTACTTATCAACCAACTTTGTTAGGATACGTAAGTATGCCCTTTCAATTTTGGCAAGGATCACTAAAGTTTAAATTTGAAGTAAGTGCAACTAGTTTGCAAACTACAAAGTTATTTGTAGCATTCAATCCTGGAGTGTTTACACCTCAGACTACTTTAGATATACAGACGATTTCAGCTCAATATGGTCGAACAATAGACATAGCTCAAGGCAGCAATACTTTCGAATTTGAAGTGCCTTATATAGCTCCAACTCCGTTTTTGGAAGTGCCACATAACAACGATACTACGCAAGGGGTAACAGCCTTAAATAGTGTTGGAATGTTGCATATAGTCGTACTCAATAGATTAGTGTGCCCTAATAACGTACCTACATCTATTACTGTAAACGTATACATAGCAGCTGGGGATAATTTTATCCTCAGAGGCTTGTCAACCGCTAATTTATGGACACCGATAGAGCCTGCTCCTATTGAATCCAAACAATTTGAAGCTCAAATGATGGCGACTGAGCCATTATTAAGCGAGGTCGTTGAGGAAAAAGAGATTTCATCTCCGATTCAGGTATCCAAAGATTCTATAGGGAATTCGAAAGAAGGAACTATAAATCCAGGCATATCACTCAGCGTACGTGACTATCTGAAGAAGTATCAACTTGTTTACAAGAATATACCTCTTCAGCTTCCATTCTTCAAGCGGAAAATAGATCTTCGCGATCTAATTTCCATAGAAGACAATGTCCGTTCTACAGGGATGTTAGAGTGGTTTACTGCTCCATATCGCTGTATTCATGGTGGTCTTCGATTCAATATAAGCTTCAATGGTTCTTTTACCACTGGTGCTTTTGAATCGCTTTGTCGGCAATTCCGTGTGTATTATCTTCCACCACTTTCTGGAACTGGCGGTTACAATGCAATAACCCTGCAATTCTTGGAAACTTTTCAAGAAACAGCAGATCCTTTGCTAAACGTCACTCGACTGAATGTGAGCATGATCAATACAATTGACCGTACACTCCACTTTGAAGTCCCTTATCAAGTTTTACTCAATTTCAACTTGACAAAGGATGAAATCGATTTAGCTTACGCTACTAGCCATTATACAGACATGGGTTCTATACTTTTGTTTGCTGATGGGATCGATGGGACACTGCAACCAGATTTCATGGATGTAACAATTCATGTAGCCTATGCAGATGAGACAAGGGCGTTTTATTTATATAAAGTGCCATTATTAGGTCGTTCAGATATTTATTATCCGGACACGTGGGAGGGTACCACGCTTAATAACTTGTCTCGAGTCTTCTAACTCTTATGATTTATCATGGGATTTTTCAGCTCTATAGTAAGAGGATAAATTACTCGTTATTTCTGGACGTTACTAGAATAAGCCTGTGAGTCAGGCCAAGTTTATATATACTTGTAAACATATAAGAGTATTTGATGGAAAGACGTGTTCCTACAAACATGTGGCACAAGTAGCTTGCTACCTCTATGTTGCATGGATAACCCTTAGAGGCTCTATCTATAGTTGTTATACATTAAAACTTTCTTCTATTTATGTGTATATAATCGACCACGAAAGTGCTTATCAATTAGTTTTGATAATACGTTGAGGATGGAAACATTTTTAGAAAAGCATCGATATTCGACTCTTCCATGAGTATAATATGGAGGTCTGTGAGGACCTTAAATATCACGTTGTCATGTGTCGTAAACATATGGTAGGAGATATACTACTAAAATTTATCAACTAGGAAGTATCTTCCTGCATAAAGCTCACATTATCTACCTTGCAACCTTTAAATAGGATAACAGAGGCTCTGATGTGAAATACCTCTAGTCGAAATGACCGGAGGTATATAAATTGGTCATTTGATTAGTGGGCTTTATGCCCTTCTAATTCAAC